CAAACGGAGATATTTTAGGTACTAGTGCGGACGGCGTATTTATAATCACGCCTAGAGATACAGCGGACACAGGGGACTAAAATGGCAGAAGAATTTATAGCCACCTTATCACCTAGCGAAATAAACGTAACACTAACATTAGAACGCACAGTAAACGAACCCGGCGGCGGCGGTGTAACTTCATGGAACGATCTAGAAGACAAACCAGCAACTTTCCCACCTTCAACACATAACCACGACGATCTATACTATACCGAAAGCGAAGTAAATGCAATAATTTCAGCCATTAGAAGCCTTCCAATGAATTACAAATCAGGAGAATATTTTCTAGCAAGTCGAAGTGTAGGCGTTGGATATACAGGCGGAAATTTACACGCGACAGTTAGCAATGCAAATAATAGAGTGAAAGTACAACCGCTTTTAATAGATCATATTGTTACCGTAACCGATTTAGCAATTTATTTAGTAGCAGGAAATACAGGCGGCACTTTTCGAATAGGTATATATTCAGATAATAATGGAGAGCCGGGCAATGTTCTATGCGATACGGGAACCGCTTCAACTACCACATCCGGATTAATAACCTTCAATTTATCAACACCATTAACTTTGACACCTGGGCAATATTGGATAGGAATTGCGGCACAAGATTTAAACTTAGGGTCAGCTACACCAAGTTTCTCTGCATGTTCACACAGTACCGCTATCGCAAATGAACCCGTACCGGCGGCAACTAGTAATGGCATTACTTCAAAAGTGTACAGCGCACCATCAGGGGCTTTAACAGCTAATCCGCCACTATCGTTTATAAGTCGATCTAACTTAACCGCCACCCCTTTTAATATTTGGCTAAAGGTGCAATGATGAAAAATCAAATATGGAGAGACGGCGAACTCATAGAAGTAATAGACGATGGTATAGAAGACGAACTACCAGCAGGCGAAGTGACTATAACTTTGTCAGCGATAGAACAAGTAAAAGAAAAATTAGAAGACTCATCAACTAATTCTATAGCAAAAATAAAAACAGTGCTATTAGAATTTTTTGACGGAATTGGGGAAGTATAATGGCGCAAATAGAGATAGATAATCTATATATAAGAGATAATAAAGACTATTGGGCAGTCGGCGGACGCGCAATAAATTGGGATACACCTTCCCTAGTAAAAGATTTTGACAGTAACACCGGACAAATCAAAGCAGAATATTTAGAAGAATTTGCGCCAAATAGCATTATGATACCAGCAAGCGGTGCTATACTACGCGACGAACATGGTCAAGATGTAGGACTATTAACACGCTCAGATACTACCAATGACGGCTGGGATGTAGAACTACAAATAGACAAAACCGATGCAGGCGCACGAGTCCGCAAGGAAATAAAAGAAGGCAAAAAACACGCTTTTTCAATCGGTATGGTAGAAAATTCACTTACTACTGTATATGACAAAGCACGTAATGTATATAGGCATACTAAAGCCTTAGTAAAGGAAATAAGTGTTACTGGCTCGCCGCAACATTTAAAGACCGAAATTGCTTATGTAAGATCAAACCCAATAAAGGAGACAAAAATGGACGAAGATAACGAAAATAACGGCGATGCAGGCGCACAAGCACCGGTAGCACCTACTAACGAAAACCTATTAACACGCGCAGAATTTACTAATTCAATGCGAGACCTACGCGGCGAAATCTCAAGCGCAGTTTTGACAAGATCAACACCGCAAATAGATACACGCTCACCGGGTGAGTTTTTTCGCGATCTTGCTAAAGGCGACGAAAAAACAGTAACAAGCTACGAAAATCTATTAAAAAGATCAAATAGTGATCTAGTTGCCGCTGGAGAAGAAATTCGCAAACGTGCATTTCCAACAGAAGGCGTTATAGCTACTTCAATATCTCTACCAGGATGGGCAGGCGACCTTACTAGATTAGTAAACGAACCAGCAATCTTATTAAATGCATTTTCAACTGGCACACTACCAGGCGAAGGCATGACTGTAGAATATGGTGCTTTAGCATCGGACGCAACAGTAGTAGACGAGCAAAGCGCAGAGGGCGACGATCTCGACTATGGCTATGTAGACGTAGAAGTAAAAAGCGCAACTGTAATCACTTATGGAGGTTATTCAAGACTTTCACGCCAAGCAATAGAACGCTCTAGCGTACCTTACCTAGACACACTACTTAGAGCAATGGCATTAAGAGCAGGTAAACGAATTAACACTCGTATGCGTACAGCTTTAGAAGTTGCATTAGCGGCACAAGTAACCGCAAGCCGTAAAGTAACTATTACTGATGAAACTGACTGGATAGAGATAACTGATGGACTAGTGGACGCCGTAGACCTACTACTCGACGAAGGTCTAGGCGCAGATGCTCTAATTGTAGACAAGCCATCATTTAAAGTACTAAAAAATATGGTAGCCGCTGATGGGCGAAGCCAAATGTTAATGGATGGCGCAGGCGTAAATAATCTAGGTAGTCTAAGTCTCGCTGGTATTTCCGGAAGACTTGCGGGCATCCAAGTAATTTGTGATCCTAGCTGGTCATACGACCCGGCTTCAACACCTACTAACAATATGGCACTTGTAAACAAGGACGCTATACGTTTCCGTAGCTCAGGTATAACACAATTAACAGACGAGAATATAGTAAATCTATCAAAAGATTTTGCTTTATACTTCTACGCGGCAATTGCAACTGAAATTCCTAAAGGTGTAGTTCCTATCGAACTAACTATATAAGGTAACTAAAGATGGCTGATACGTGGGAAACCCTAAAATCTTATATAAAAACAGACGACGACGACGACACATTCGTAGAACGATGTTTTGACGACGCGACTGTACTAGTCAACAAATATATTGGCGACAATTATATAGAAGACGAAATAAGGGACTTAGCTATCCTTAAAACCGGTGCGGAACTTTATTCACAAAGAGACGCACCGGGAGGTATCAGCCAATTTTCAGACGTTAACAGTAACCCTATAAGAGTTGCTAGAGACCCTTTAATAGCGGCAATGCCACTATTGCGAAATGTTAGTCCTGGTATAGCATAATGGACACAAATCTAATTTTAACCCAAATAGGTATTCTAAAAACAAAATTAGAAAATCAGAATTTAGGTAAAATATATGACCATATTCCAGCTAAACCAACATTTCCATGCGTTATTATAACAAGCGGAAATGAGCTAATAAATCAAAATGAAGATACCGGATATAATGAATATTCTTTAAATCTAAACGTATGGATAGTTGGCGGCGCAAGTCGAAGTAATGAAAATATACAAAAAGAATTATTTAAAAAAATACCAATAGTAATAAACAAATTAAGCGAATTAGACGCCTGGATAAGTAACACGACAAGTCAACCCTTACCAGTCGAATATAATCAGACAAAAACACTATCATGCGTTATAGAAGGCGCATTTATAATACAAGGAGAATAATATGGCAAGTAGTACCAGAATTTATGGTAAACAATTAGGGTTAGAAGTAGACGGCGAAGATTACTGGCAGGATACCATTTCATGTGTAATGAAAAATGAAGATGACGGCGACACAGTAGTAACATTTTATGATGCTAGTGTTGGCGATGTTAAAAAATACTATTTTGAAGTAACAGCGGTACAGTCAACCGATGCAACCTCGTTTTGGTCATTTTGTTATGACAATGTAGGAGTAGAAGTACCATTTCAATATGCAGTACATGGAAACGCTTCACCAAGCGCAAACCAACCGCATGTGATAGGTAATTTAACAGTAACCGCACCGCCTGAACTTGGCGGCGAAGCTGGACGCAAAAAACAACAAACATTTACAATGCGCCTAGATATTGTTGGCACACCAACACTAGACAGAACGCCGTAAACAATGGTCAAAGGGTTAGCGGCGGATGGGGCGACCGGCGGGTCTTCAATAAAAATTGAGGGACTCACCGAAACCCTAACAAGGCTAAGAGCATTAGGAGTTGAAACCGATGACCTAAAAACCCTTAACTTTGAAGCCGGCGTGATTATTGCTAAAAAAGTAGACATACCAGCGGACGAGGGCGATATGACAATGACTTTAAAAGTGGCAAGCCAAGCTAAAAAAGCAAAAGTATCAGTAGGTCAAAAAACTAAAGGATGGTACTCAACCTTTATAGAATATGGAACTAAACATATAAAAGCAAACCCATTTTTAATGATAGCGGCGGACAAATCGGAAGACGAAATAGTAGACCACTACGATCAAGGATTAGCACAGCTAATAAATAAATACAACTTAGGAGAGGGCTAGAGATGGCAACAACAAAAAAACCACAAGATAGAAAACCAAAAGCAGTTAAAACCGCTAAAGTGGTAAAAATTCAAGATGTTATACCTACACTTGATATGGACGAAGTAGATTTTATTGAAGCCATTTCACGCGTTTCAATCGACGTCTTAGAGATACCTGGACAGCCAAAAGCATTATTTATTGCGGCGGTTGCATTGGTACTTGGTCGCCGTAGTACACCTAACCTATCTTGGGCGGAAGTTAGAAGTAACACACTAAAAGAAAATAGCGATCTTATAGCAGAAAATCACGACCTCCCAAAAGTAAACGTATCCAAATTAAAACACCAAGACGAAGAATTGAGCAAGCACTATATTGTATAAAACTAGGATGGTCACCAAAAACATATTCTGACATGAAATATGCAGAATATGAAGCCTTCGAAATGGTATTCGAAGAACAAAACGAGTCAAACGATATACAAGATGATTCAAATATAGTAGACATAGAAGGGTTACCAGTAAATGGGTAAAAGTAGAATTGTTATTTCGACCGAAATGAACAATAGTGGCTTTAAGTCCGGTACAAGTGAAATTGAAACCGGACTATCTGGCTTGTCTACAAAAATAACTGGGTTTGGCAAGGACTTAATGGGTCTTGGCGCAAAAATGACTTTAGGGTTAACCGCACCTATAGCATTTGGTGCTAAACAAGTATTCGATTCCGCTTCAAATATGGAAGAATCTCTATCAAAAGTGAACGTGGTATTTGACGATATGTCAACTAGCGTAGTTAAGTGGTCTAAAACATCGGCTCAATCTATGGGGCTATCACAACAAGCGGCACTTGAAGCCGCTGGAAGTTATGGAAATCTATTTCAAGCATTTGGTGTAAATCAGGGTGCGGCTACAAAAATGTCAACTTCGCTAGTAGAATTAGCTAGTGACCTAGCATCATTTAACAACACATCAACAGACGACGCATTATTAGCTTTACGAAGCGGACTCTCCGGAGAGACTGAACCGCTCAAAAAATTTGGTATAGCAATATCCGATGCGAGACTTAAAGAGGAAGCCTTTAGTCTAGGTTTAATAAAATCTACTAAAGATGCTTTAGACCCGGCGGCGAAATCGCAAGCATCATATTCACTAATAATGAAAGACAGTTCCCTAGCACAAGGCGACTTTGCTAGAACAGCGGACGGTGCGGCAAACCGCCAAAGAATATTATCGGCGGAATTTGAGAACGCAAAAGCCGGTATAGGGCAAGGATTATTACCAGTTGCAACAAAACTTTTTGGAGTAGTCGGCAAACTTATTAGCGGATTTAACGGACTATCACCGCAAATGAAAAATATTATATTAGTAGGTGCAGGTGTACTCGCCGCAATTGGTCCAATAACAACAATAGTAGGTGCGCTCACAGTTGCATTTGGCTTTTTACTTTCACCAATAGGACTTATAATAGGTGGTATTGCTCTAGTTGCCGCCGGCTTCGTATATTTATATAAAACTAGTGAACCGGTGCGCAAAGCAATAGATGGCTTGGTAGGTGCTTTTAAAGATTTTGACTTAGGAAATATCGGCGAAAGCCTAAAAAATATCGGCTCAAATTTATCTAATGTGCTAGGCGAAGGTCTAAGCGCATTAACCGATGCGCTAAAAAATATCGACTGGGGCGAAGTAAGTAGAACAATATTAGAGCAATTAACAAAACTTAAAGATGCTATTTTCGAATTTTTAGGTGGTATCGACTGGGGCGGTTTAGTATTAAAACTAGGTACTTTATTAGGCGAAGCGTTTAGAAGTCTAGGACGCATTTTATCTAACATCGACTGGAAAGCCGTATTTGCTTTTATTCTAGATTTAGGGTTAGACCTAATAAAATTGTTAGCTAAAATCGACTGGGGTAAAGTTGCCGCCGGTATTGGAAACGCACTACTAGGCGCATTAAAACTAATATTTGTAGACCTACCGGAAGGCATTATAAAACTATTCGTAGGACTATTTAGCGCAATTGGCGACCTTCTAGCCGATGTGGACTGGGGCGAAGTAGCAATAAAATTTGGCGAAGGCTTTTTAGCTTTATTCGAACTAATATTTATAGACCTACCAGTCAAACTATTTGAAGTTATATGGTCAGGTATTAAATCGGCGTGGAATTTTATCGCTAATGTGGACTGGGGCGAAGTAGCCATAACAGTCGGCGAAGCCTTACTCGGACTATTCAAACTTATCTATATAACATTACCCCAAAAAATATTTAGTATCGCTTGGGATGGACTAAAAACAGCTTGGAAATTTATTACTAATGTGGACTGGGGCGAAGTAGCTGGTTTTATTGGCAATGCATTTGTATCACTATTTAAACTAATATTTGTAACATTACCAGCAAAACTAGGCGAACTAATTGTCAAAGGTATTAAAGGCGCATTTAAATGGGCAGTTACCACCGGCGGCGATCTAATGGAAGGTTTAACCAATTGGCTCAAAGACCTACCAAGTAAAATTGTGAGCGCACTAGGCGACTTAGGTAAGGTGTTATATGAGAAGGGTAAAGACCTAATACAAGGGTTATTAGATGGCGCAGGGTCACTACTAAAGAAAATCGGAGATTTCTTTTTAGATAAAGTACCCGGATGGATAAAGGGCGCATTTAAATCAGCTTTAGGTATTAGCTCACCTTCAAAAGTATTTAAAGAATATGGTAAAAACGTAGTACAAGGATTTATACAAGGTTTAGATAATGTAGACCCAATAAAAACAGCTATGCGAAATATGGCGAACGCCGCAACCCTAACAATAGACGGCGGACAGCAAACCGCCGGACAAAAAGTCATTGTATATCAAACTGTTAATGCTCAAATGCTCACGCCAACACCCGAAAATGGTCGCGTGATAGCAAAATCATTAGCAGAATATCAATCTTATGATGGGCGTGGATAATGCCAACAATAGAACGCCCCATAGCTAACCTACATACCGAAGTATATGCGCCAACAGGTGGCTTTATTTTTGGCGTGTCAGTTTTTGGTGATAGTTTTGGCGGCGATGCCTTCCGTTTCGGTCTATCAAAATTTGGCGACCCATTAACAAATACACACGACGATTGGCAATGGGTAGACTATATAGATACAAGTACATCTATAACACTAGATAGAGGTGAAACCCGCGAAGGTGCTAGTAGTAGCGTGTCAGTAGGTCTATTTAGTTGTCGGGTAAAAAATGCGGCTAACCCTATAACAGATTATAAAGTCAGAGCCGGACGAAATATCCGCCTACGTTATGAAGACGAAATATTATTTAGTGGAAATCTAACAAAAATACCGGGCAAAATAGTTAGGCGCAATAATGTTTATACCAAATATTTCACTTTAGCGGCGGCGGATACTGTAAAAAAACTAGCTTCGCTAAAAAAGTATGGTGCAGGCGGACTTAGTGAACCATATGAAAGTTTTGAAGATAG